AAATATGATATATTCAGACGTGAAAAGGATGCAGGTGGTAAAGGAATAGATTTTATATATGGAATTAACGATCAAGGATCTGAAATTCAAGCTATAAGATTTGATGAGAAAGAATATACAGAAGAAGAAGCTAAACAATGGTTAAAAGATAACGATTTTGATTATATTTTATTTGAAGCTGCATTAAAGGAAAGAGGTGCTAAAATGGAAAATAGACACGTTGTAGATGTTCAAGAAACTGAGGACACAGTCACAGTTGTTTTTGAAAAGCATCATGCAGAACCATCTGAGGAAATGACTGAAGAAAAAATGGGTCACGAAGAAGAAGAAAAAATGGAACATGAAGATGAAAGAAAAGAGCCTATTACTTTAGATTATAGGGCGATGCATCTTGATGATAAAGCTATAGATGAAGAAACTAGAACTGTTAGAGTGGGTGTTTCAAGCGAAGAACCTGTAAAAAGACAGTTTGGAATGGAAGTAATGGATCATACAAAAGAAAATATGAACCTAGAATTTTTAAACTCTGGTCGTGCGCCACTATTATTAGATCACGATATGGAAAAGCAAATCGGAGTTGTCGAATCAGTTGAACTTGATGAAAATGCTCGAAGATTAAGAGCATCTGTTCGCTTTGGAAAAGGTGAACAGGCTTCTGAAGTGTTCAATGATGTTGTTGATGGGATTAGGCAAAACATTAGTGTTGGCTATCGTGTTGACAAAAAAGTAGAACGTGAGGATGATCCAGAAGATTATTATCGTGTCGCTACTACACCAATGGAAATTAGTATAGTGTCAATTCCTGCAGATCAGTCAAATCTTGTTGGTGTTGGTCGTTCTAGTTCCGAAACATTAAAATCAACCATTCAGATAAAGGAGAAAGATATGTCTGAAAAAATCGATCTTGATGCAGTAAGGGCAGAAGCAGCCAAATCAGCATCAAAAAATGCTAAAGAAATAATGACTTTAGCAAGAAAGCATAATAAAGCCGATTTAGGTGAAGATGCTATCGGTCGTGGAATTGACATTGCAGAGTTCAGAGGTGAGCTTTTAGATGTTATTGGAAACGACAAGCCACTAGACACACCAGTAACTGTAATTGAGCAGTCTGCTAAAGAAAAAAGAACTTATTCTTTAGGTAGAATGATACAGGCACAAGTAACTGGTGACTGGAAAAATGCAGGTTATGAAAGGGAACTTTCAGACGAAATAACAAGAAGAACTGGTAAGCAGTCACAGGGATTTTATGTTCCAGACTTTGCTTGGAGATCTGGTGTTATGACAACTGCAGCAACTGGTGCAATCGCAGGTGAGAATGTAACAGATCAGTTTGTTCCAACAATCCAAAGAGGTGATTTATTCATCGAAGCATTAAGAGCAAAGCAAGTAATGGCTAACTTAGGTGTTACTTATCTTGGTGGACTAACAAATAGAGTTAGAATGCCAAAGATTGCTACTGGTGCAGCAGCAGGATTTGTGGAAGAAGCAGGTGATGTTTCAGATCAAAGTCCAACAGATGCAGGTGTAACATTACAGCCTAGAACATTAGGTGCATTCGCAACTATGTCAAGATTGTTAATGTTAGAAAGTGTTCCTGCAATCGAGCAGATTGTTCAAGACGATCTACTAAGATCTATTGCTGATAAGATTGAATATTATGCAATAAATGGTTCTGGTTCTTCTGGACAACCTACAGGAATATTAACAGATGCTAATGTTAATAACTTAGATATTTCTGCAGGTACAGATGTAGCAGCACTAACTTGGGCAGACATTACTGATCTAGTGAAGCTAGTTGAGGAAGATAATGGTGTTGTAAATGCAGCAACATTAGGTTTCTTAACTAATCCAAAGGTTAAGGCGAAAATGGCAAACACAGTAAAAGTTGCTACAACTGATAGTGTGATGTTATTGAATGACCCTTGGAATGCCATTTATGGATACAAGGCTGAGTTCACAAATAACGTGCCATCAGACCTAGATCCGGGTGATGGTGGATCAGATGCATCAGCAATGATATTTGGTGACTTCTCACAGTTAATGGTGGGATTATTCGGAGCGCCATCAATCATAGTTGATCCTTACTCTGGTTCAAAGTCTGGCGATGTTCAGATTAGTGTTATGCAAGAAGTTGACGTTGCATTAAGAAATGCAATTTCATTTGCTAAAACAGATGAAATATCAACTGCTTAATTAGCATAAATTCTTGAGGGTGGGTGCGCATACCACCCTCATTAAATATTGTGAGGTATTATGAAAGTTAAAATATTAGAAAAGTGTTACACAGGTACACAAGGCAATATGCATAAAGGCGAAGAATACGAATTAGACCAAAAAACAGCAGAAAAACTTATTGCAAGAGGTCTAGCTGAAGAAGCAAAAGAAAAGAAGAAAAAGAAAAGTTTTATTAATAGAGCAATAAAAGGTTTAGATACACCAGAGGATGAATAATGCCAGTTGAAAGTGCAGCAGATCGATTAATATTCTTAGATGTAGATGATTTCGGAACTACTGCAAGCTATACTGTTCAAGGTGGTGCATCTGTTAATATTACTGGTATATTTGACAATGAGTTTATAGAGGTGGATGCAGGTGGTACTGTTGGAGTGGCAATACAGCAACCTAGATTTTTATGTAGAACTGATGATGTATCTAGCGCTACTGAGGGTGATGCAATAACAATTTTAGGAGTGGCATATACAATTAGGATTGTTCAAGATGATGGAACAGGAATGACAACTTTAGTATTAGAGAAGAATTAATGGCACACGTTAGAAAACAAATAAGAGATGCTATAATTACTGCTTTAACAGGGTTATCAACTACTGGTTCTAATGTTTTTAGATCAAGAATATATCCATTAGAAAGCAATAAAATACCCGGATTATGTGTCTTTAGTAAATCAGAAGCTACAACTTTTGACACATTAACAAGACCTAGATCAGTTAATAGGGTTTTAGAAATTGGTGTTGAAGCATATGTAAAAGCGACAAGCAACTATGACAATACACTTGACACTATTGCAGTAGAAGTTGAAGAAGCTATTGCATCAGATGTTACTTTAGGAAGTCTTGCGAAAGATACTCAAGTGACATCTTTTGAAGCCGATTTTAGTGGCGAGGGTGAACAACCTGTTGCTATTGGTCGGTTTACTGTTGAGGTGATTTATAGAACCTTAGAAAATGACGTAGAAACTGCAGCTTAAAAGGAGATAAAAATGGCAACACACGCAGGATCAGAGGGAACAGTTAAAAGTGGTGCAAATGCAATCGCTGAAATTCGTTCTTTTAGTTTAGAAGAAAGTGCTGATACTATTGAAGATACAACAATGGGTGATGCATCAAGAACATATCTAACAGGATTAAAAACATTTAGTGGTTCTGTAGATGTATTCTGGGATGAAACAGACACAGATGGTCAAGTATCATTTGCAGTTGGTTCTTCAGTAACTTTAGCAGTTTATCCAGAGGGTGATACAAGTGGTGACACTTTTTATTCTGGAACTGCAATTGTAACAGGAAGAACAATCACATCATCATTTGATGGTATGGTTGAAGCATCTTTCACTTTACAAGGCACAGGCGCACTTACTGCTTCAACTGTTTAATAGGTGATTAATGTCATTAGGTGAACAGATAGCAGCTAGACGTGTAAAAGAAAGAAGAACTATAGAAGTTCCAGAATGGGGTGAAGATAATTCTCCATTAATTTTATATGCAAGTGCGATTACTGCAGGTGATATCAATAAGTTGCAGAGGAAGCATAAAAACTTTCTAAATGATATGACTGTAGATGGAATGGTTGATCTTATAATAATGAAAGCTGAAACCAAAGATGGGAATAAGGCATTCACGTTAGAAGATAAGCGATTTTTAATGAGTGAAGAAGTAAACATAATTGCAAATTTATCTGCAAAAATGTTTGGTGATGTTGTTTCTGCAGAGGAACACGAAAAAAACTAAAAAGCGATTTGTTAAGGTTTAATTTATTAGCTTTAGCAGATCGCTTACATAAGACAGTTGATGAAGTTGAACATTTGACTTTATCTGATATAAATGAATGGCAAGCATATTTTAAGGTAATGCAAGATGGCAGATCCAACAAGAATTAAAATTACTGCTCTTGATGCAACTAGAAATGCTTTCAGAAGTGTTACTAAGGGTTTGAGGGGGATTGCCGGGACAGTATTAAGTTTAAAAACTGGTTTAATCGGATTAGCAGGTATTGGTGGTTTTGGGTTATTAATTAAATCATCATTACAAAGCATTGACACTTTAGGGAAAACAGCAAGTAAATTAGGTGTAACAACTAAAGAGTTAGGTGCATTAAGATATGCTGCTGAAATATCTGGTGTTGAAATCAGAACTGTTGATATGGCAACACAAAGATTTACTAGAAGATTAGCAGAAGCAGCTAATGGAACTGGTGAAGCTAAGGGTGCTTTAAAAGAACTAAATATAGATGCTAATGAATTATCAAAATTACCATTACAAGAACAAATGCTTCAATTATCAGATGCTTTTGGTAATGTTAAAAATAGCTCCGATAAAGTTAGATTAGCATTTAAATTATTTGATAGTGAGGGTGTTGCATTTGTCAATATTCTCAAATTAGGTTCTGAAGAATTAGGAAACTTATTTAAAGAA